CAGGGCATAGAGGCATACAGAAGGTGACCTTCTACAAAGGCAAATTCGGGCCATACACATATTGGCGGGCAAGGATATGCTGGAAAGGTAAAACGAAATTAAAGAGTTTTAAGACGGAAGAGGAAGCCATTGCCCAGAGAAAGAAATGGGAAAAAGAAATCCCCCAGGATTAGAGGGGGACTTCTTTTTTAGACTGTTTCCGTGTTAGCCTCAGCAAACAACGTATTGGTCGAATTCGATGATGAGACCGTATTGTGGGAAGGTAATACCGGTACCAACATAGACAGTATCAATCATACCGACATAGAGCTTGTCGCAGTCGTATGGCTTGATATTGAGATGGTAGCCGTCCTTCTCGAAGCTATAACCGACACGTGGGTCGAGAATAGCGACATACTGCTTGGTTGCGTCAGCGTTCCAGAGTGGGTACTGGGTAGCAAGCGTGACTGTGCCAGAACCAGAGCCAACAGTCATCCATGGGCTGCGCATCAAGACAACAACATCAGTATTGAGACCGAGGATTTCTTTGACGCGTGGAGCCAACTCGAAACCAGGAAGCTCAAACGCCTCGAAGGTGTTGACGCGTTGGGTAGCGAAGTTAAGGTTGTAAGGGGTTTCAACACTTTGGACAAGTTCGGTTGCGAACTCTTTGGTGATGAAGACCTTGAGATTCAAATCGCGGAAACTGTCAGTCATATACTGAACAGCGGTTGGGACAACACAGCGAGCATTCTCAGCGACAGTGCCTTGGTCAGCCCAGAAGTGAGTTGGGTGTTCTTGAGCGATGAACGCATCGATGGTGGTGGCTGGAGCAGCTACGAGACCGTCGATAACTTTATTCCAGAGGTCTACTTCACGGCCGAATTCGTAAGCACGCTTTGAGAGTGCATATTGTTCGGTGAACAAAGCGGTGTTCCAGAAGTCTTTATTCTTGTCGCACATGCGGACGCCGTATGCGTATTCGCAGTCGAAGCGGAAGCGAAGCTCATCAAACTCTGGGAGAGTGTTAATGCAAGGAACTTCACAGTCGAGAACGACATGGACATGACATTCGTCGTCGCCGTTAGCGGCATACTCCAAATCTTTCTTTTGGAAGAGAGAGAATGGATTTTGGTTTTTCTTAACAGGGACAATAAGTTCCTGACCGTATTGGAGGTTGCCCAGGAGGGTAGCCGCATCAATAAGGCGTTCGCCATTGAAGAATGAGCGAGCAGAATTAAGCTCTTGCTGCATCTCTGGCTCTTTAACAATTTCGCGAGCAAAGATATCGCGATAGAACGGGAATTGGATATCGTAATCAAACACAGTTTCAGTCGATGGCTGGGTTGGAGCCGCAACAACAGTCTGATCATATCCAGTTACAATCGTTGCCATAATGGATATTTTTCCTAAATTAAATTTTATTACTATGCGTCTACTACACTCCGGCAAGGCGCAACCCCTGTCTGATAATAGCTGTCTTCATAAACGGCCTCTACTATCCGTTGGCTCTGCTGATTTGCGGTCAACCGGGCTCAGATGTTTTGGTCTTCCATGTCAACTAGACTTAACTAACTTATAGCATGACACTAGCCGATAAGAAGAAAAAATATTATAAAATTGCCCAGTTACTGCGCGTGCGCCCCTCAACTTGAGCCAGGTCTAAACTTCCGGCATAAATCCACAATGCCGCCACTAGGTCATCGTGATGTCCCTTCTTGGCTAGCATTCTTATCGTCTTTGAGCCGTCCGCCCTAGTCTTAATCTTTTTAATCATATTGCGAAGCTCGTCTAGCGTGTCTTCGTCGTGAATGATAATAGTCCCCCTATCCAGCATCGACCCTAGCCTGTCGAGCATCACCTCTTTGCTCCCAACTGTAGTTCGGATACCCGGTACTCGGTCCGCCCTACTCTTTAGGTCCTGATAGAACCAGCGATAATATCGTCTTGCATTGACGGCCACAACAAAACCATTGGCTACATTTATCTCTGGACACAAATCGGCATTGTTATAGATAGTCCCCATAGCAACAGCCCAGTCGGCGTATTCCTCATCGGTCAACCCATTCTCTTTGAATCGCGCCACCTGCTCGTGGTTTGACAAATCCATGACATGCATAGCAAAGTTATCGGAATCGTCCGAACGGGCAGTAATTGGGTCAATAGCTATCCTGTATTTGTGCCCATAAATTGGCTTCCTGTATATAGTAAGCGGGGATATATCCGTCTCCTGAGCTTCAACTTTTTTAGTTTGGTTATCGGTTAAAATACGATAGTTCCTTCCGGCCAGGATGTTTTCTTCCTGCTTGTCTAACGACTCTTTGCTAAACACCGCTCGGTCAGCCGTGAGTAATAGAATATCCTTCACACTGGTCGGGAATTCGTATTTCATTTTAGACGTGCGCAAGGCGCGACGATGATACCAGCCAATCTTATCATGCCATTCCGACTCAGGGATACCATATCTCTGCATCTCTGGAATAATGATAGTCTTGTCATATTCGGTGTAATTATCTGTTGTGAGACCAACGCCATCCCCTTCTTGCCCATAGACTAAGAACCATGGGATAAAAACCAACTCCATCTCATCGGGATTGTCTAAGGCGGTCTGAATTTTATCTAAGAAATAAGAAGATAAGCGGTCAGAAAAAGTGCCGATATAAGCGGTGAACGAGAAACCGTGGTCTGGAACTGCGCCGGAAATAGCGTCCTCTACCGCCTCTGGGCTGCGATATTCTGATGGCTCATCGCATAACCAGACAGTTACAGTCCCGGAGCGGACCGAGTTTGACCCGGCAGACAGAATTTCGTAAAAACCCCCCCTGCGAATGCCTTTTACATCCTTGTATTTAAGCAGGGTTGACGAGTTGGAAGAATCTCTTTCGATGGTAGGAAAAATCATAGGGTGGACGTTGGTCAAAATAGGGGCAATCTTTTGCTTAAAGAATTTCGCTGCCGCGTCGCCAGTATGCAGCGTGTGTACAATATTGAGGTTCTCCATACCAGCGACGTACGCCTCGATATAGTCAGAAATCGAGGTAAGCAGCGTGGATTTGCCGAACTGGCGCGGGCCAAGAATGACGCATTCTTTATGCACGGTCGCACGGGTCTCTTTTGCCACATAGGATAGAATAGTCCGCGCAATTAACTCCTGACCTTTGTTCATCTTCGGATGCACGTATTGGCGTGTATCACGGTCTTGCAATAACATGCAATTCTCAAAAAAATACTTGAACCCAGCAAAATCGCCAGACAATGCGCGTTTTATCTGGTCATTAGTAAGCGCATCGTCCAACTGATAATCGTTTTCAAGTATTTTCCCCACTATTTAGCTCCCATCGCCTGGGCCATTATTTCCGCCGCCTCTCTCTCTTTTCTCTCCTCATCTGTCTCTTGTGGAGTAAAAATATTATTCCCCTTAAGAGAAGCGTTGAGCTTGGCAACGCTCTCTGTAATTGCCCGTACCATATCGGCATCTTTAGGGTTGATGTCATCTATCAGCTCATCAAGTTTATCGAGTAAATGCACGTTAACATCTTCAATAGAGGCGTGTTTCTTGACCTTAACTTCGACGACTTCAGCCTCCACTATTTGCCCTCGGCTAGTTCTTTTCTGCGAGCGCGGGAAACCTCGACGATAGTATTACCAAGACGTGGGACTGCTAGCTGCAGCTCTACGAATAATGGGCGAGCAGCACGCGAATGCGCAGAAACTAGCTCAGAGGTCTTAGCCTTCTGCATCTCTTTAATCTCTTTCTCAAAGTCTTTAAGGACTTTCTTAAAATACTTCAAATCTTCCATGCTTATACTCCCGCCCCGTCGGCCGAATTAGTTGATACTGTTGAGCCAGAGCCAATAACTGACCCCTCTTTAGCAATCGTGTTCTTCGTTGCACGCGGAGCCGCGTCCGTGCCCTTCTCCTCATCAATAACGGTAGTAACGCCGCGAGTATTCGATTTATTATAAGCGTGCCCAGTAATCTCTCGATAATTATCGCGAATCGTCTTCTTTAGAAGCTCAACTTCGTAAGAGGTACGTAACGTGACATTCTCATCTGCGACGCGAGTGAGCTCACTCGGGCGACGACCTGGGAACCTCTTAAGAAGCTCTGCGTATTCCTCCTTAGTGACGAGGCGTACCTTCGGGATACGGAAGTTATGCGCCACTTCCACCCAATCTAAATGACCGACCAAATACTTAATATCTACG